TTAATAAAACTCTATACCTGTAATCCTCAATGAGTTCTGGCGCTTCCCTTTAATTCCTCTTACATATTCAAAATGAATATTTTTGATTGCCATCTTTATGAATTCGGTTTTCAACTCATCTTCCATTAATTCCCAACCGTTTAGCAATGAATACTTGAAATTTTTAATCTTCTCATAATCAAAACTTTTACTTTTATCATCACTCTTACGATTTTCATAGTCACGTATTTCTTGGTCAATACGACTTATTATTGGAAAGGCTTCATCTTTATTCATCATACCCTCTATAAAAAGTGTTTGACATCTAGCGCGTTCTTTTCTCAACTTTTCAATATCGATGCCGACATCTTCAGTTTCTTTAGGTTGGTTTTTGATTTTATATGATGTTAAATCAAATTGTTTTAGATAATTGTAAAATTGTTTCAAGACCTCGCCTTCGTCTATGTTACATGCATTTTTGTTTTTGGTATTTTTACAATTAACACAAAAGTATAATTTAGAATACCAAACTTCTTTATTTTTAGGTGTATGCTTGACTGTGTTTAAAGTTAATTTTTGGTTACAGTTAGGACATAATAGTTTGCTTCTGAAAATGGCATTATGTTTTACGATTGTAGAGTTAGTTTTTTCACTTATCCTTTGTTTTATTTCTTTATACTCTTCTTCACTTATAATAGCCTCGTGGGTATTTTCGACGAATATATCACCGAAAACAAGATGACCTCTAGCTACCGGACTTATAAGAGCATTACGTATAACTGATCTGTGCCAGTTTTTACCTAAGGGTGCTTTGTATTTAGAGTTGTTCAACTTCATAGTTATTTCTCTTAAACTAGTACCTTTTTTCGCTTCTTCTACTGCAAATCGTAATACCTTTTTATATTCATTAGGTACAAATTTATCATTTACTCTGTCGTAATAGAAAGGGGGGACGGTTTTAGCTAATCCTTTTCTAGCCGATGCACGTCTACCCATTGCAGTACGCTCTTGAATTGTTGTACGCTCCCACTCTGCCATAGCACCTACTAATGTTACGAACAAACGTCCCATAGCAGAAGTTGTGTCATATACTTCTGTTGCGCTCCTAAACGACACGTTTTTATTCTCAAACAATTCTAGTATCTCTAGTAAGTCTTTAACACTTCGAGTTAATCGATCTAGTTTATAGACTAAAACCAAATCAAAATTATCTATTTCATTCAACATTTCTTGTAAAGCGGGTCTGTCTTTTTTAGCTCCGGAGTATCCAGCGTCAGTATATACTTTATAAATTTTCCAGTCGTTTATATCGCTGTATGCTCTTAATTTTCTTTCTTGTTCTTCAATAGAGTGTCCTTTTTCTTTTTGTTCAAGTGTACTTACTCTAGTATAAATTGCTACTTTCATGTGCTCCCTCCTCAAAATTGGCAAAAAATAATAAGGGTAGGCGGGCTACCCTCTATATAAATAAGTTAACAATCAATCCTACTGCTCCTACTATCAGACTCAAACCACCAATAGCTGTACTTATAGCTATTCCTACAAACCATTTTGTCTGTCTAGCTTCTAAACCGCTTATTTTAGCATCCATTTTATCAGCCATTCTGTCAGGCAAAGAGTCTAACTTATTGTCTATACGTTTTTCAAACTGTTCAAATACTTCTCTTGTAATATATTTTTCATTCATATTACCACCTCCGGAGTTATTTCCTTTTGGTTTTATTTTACCATTATTCTGGCGATTGTTGTTAATAAGGATAGGCGGGCTACCGGTGATTTTATTGTGAATTTAATCGTAAGGTTTCTCTGTATTGAACAGCTCTGGGTTCCTCTATAAATCGGACTGTACTATTATGTTCTGATAAAACTCTACTTTTAATTTCATCAATATTAACTTTAAAGAATTCTTTTCTTCCATTCACTTTATTTACTTTGTATTTTTTGAAGTGATCATGTAATTTATTTTCAAGTTCAAAAGCGTTTTCAGAGAAAATTAAAGCGTGTACATCGAATTCAAAAGGAACAGAAGCACTACTTAATTCATTGATTCTGTCCATAGGTTCTAATCTGCGAGTTACACCTATCTTATAAACGTTTTCTCCGAACGAACCGATATTTGAAATTATATACACAAAACCAGATTGAGCATTTTCTTTTCTATCTTTTACATTTTCTCTTTCTGAAGTTAATTCGTTGAGAGAGTTGTCCAATTCTTTAATTTTTTCAATATATAATTCTTTTTCTACTTGTAAATCTGTGTTGTTTAGATACTTGGTCAATTTTTTAATTTCGTTATTATGATGTCTAATATCTTTATCAAGCTCTTTTATCTTTTTCTCCATTTCTTTTTCTGCTTGTTCTATTTCTTTCATTCTGGCTCTTTCTTCTCTTCTGACGATTTTTTCATCTTCTAACTTAATTTGATATTTGTGTATAAGATCTAACATCTCGAGTTTTATATCAAGCAAATCTTCTGGAATGTGCACATTATCAGTTTCGAAAATTTTGTTTATCCCTTCATAACTCTTGAATATTTTATTCTGTATGTTTTCAATATTGTTGCTATTTACTTTGTTGATTAATTGTGCGGTTTCAGCATTAAATAATCGTATGATTTGCTTAGCTTGTGCGTTTTGGTGTCGCTTACTCTCAGTATCAACGTTAAATATTTTTAAGTCTTCGGGGTTTATTAAATCTTTTTCTTTTAGTTGTAGCTTTTTAATATATGTATTTATTTCGGAAGAGTCTACTTCGATCATATCGAAAGGATACGTTAATTCTACGTCATATTTATTTAAGTTGTCATTCAGATAATCACTTATGTACTCAGCTTCTTTTGTGGCAGCTTCAATGCTTTCTATTAAATCGATTTTTAGAGTCTTTAATTCCCGGATGTCGTTTTCGATTTTTTGATTTTCAATTTTTAGGCTTTCGTTTTTTTCTTTCAGTTCTTGAAGAGTCGCTAAATGAGGTTCAGCAAACTTATTAACAACTATTAATTTAGATAACGCATATACTGATATACCGAACGGTATAAAAGCAATACCTGGTGTACCGATGCTAAAAAAAGATGTTATTAAGATCGTCCACATTATCCATTGCTTTTTTAAAACTTCTTTTTTCATTCTACATTTCTCCTTCGTTTTTTTATCAATCACTAAATTGTTAAATCATAAACGTATTTAAAGTCGTTTATAAAATCTAGTTTACTTTCCATCTTCTCTTCCAAAAAACTTAAGTAGTTTTCTGGGTGGTAACTTTCGTTATTTGACATATAGTCGTTTAATCCGTGATGCATATGTCTTCTGATTACTTTTATCGCTATAGCGGTTGCTTGAAAACTCATTTGATACTTATATGAAATTTGCTCAATATTAAAGTTGTTTATATATTTGTATCTTATATGTAAAGGAAACAATAAACATGAAGCAAATGAGTTTGCTTCATATTCTTCAGCAATTCTTCTATAATAATCTTTATATGTGAATGTTTTGTTTAAATTAACTCCAGTATGTCCCATTACAAAATGACCATATTCATGAGCTAAAGTAAACCTTAGACGATTCATTGGCAGCGAATCGTTATAAACTATAATCGCTTTATCTCCTTTTCTAATATGAAACGCTTCTTCTGAACCGAAAATTGAAGGTATTTTAAAATATAAAGTGCCAGTATTCTGAGAAAATTCAGAGAAAGTCACTAATTTAATACGTTTATCTTTTGAGATGATTCCAAATATATCTAAAGGAAAAGATAAGTTATATAGACCATTTGTTATCTCGTAAACTGCTTTCGCAGATTTAAAAAAAGATTTTTCATAATTTAATTTCAATTAAAAAGCCCCTTTGTTACTTAGTTAAATCATCCCAATCATCAAACATTGCTTCTAATATAGTCAAAGCTTTTTGCCTTTGTGCCTCCGTCATATTTTCTGTAGCTCGATGCATAATAAGAATATCTTCACTTTTATCTTCTCCGGAGTACACATCTTTTTCTCTACCTAATAAGTAATCTACAGATACGTCGAAGTAGTCGGCTATTATTGTTAAACCGCGAGAACTGGGAGCAGATTTTTTCCAGCGAGCGATAGATCCGTTCGATAGATCGAGTTTTCTTTCTAATTCAGCAATAGACATTCCTTTACTATTAGCTAAGTATTGAATTCTTTGAAAAGTATTCATTTCATTAATCTCCTGTTCTAAACCAAAATAGAAAAAAACCTAAATATGTGTTGACATATAGATTTAAATCTAATATACTTTGGTTACGCTATTGATTTAGCCAAAAACCAAAACTAATAACACAACGTTGGGGAACGGTAGTGTTTTAATCGAACCAATATAAACAAACGTCTTGGATAAAGGCTTATTTAACTATGCTTATATATTAGCTTAAAACTTAAACTAAATCAATAGTTAGATTTAAAAAATAGAAAAAAGTCTAAAAGGAGTGAGGATTATGGTAACTACAGAATTTGGCATGAAAGTAAGAATGGAATTGCTTAGACGTAACATCACGAATAAACAACTAGCAGATATGTTAGGTATTTCAAGTGCTTACTTATCAGACATTTTACGTGGACGCAGAGATGCATTTGAACAAAAGAAACGAATTGCGAAAATTTTAGAAATTAAAGAAGAGGTGAAGAGTTAATGAATGAAATTAAAACTTTCAGTAACGATATGTTTTCAATCTTAATCAAACAAGATAATGAAAATAATTTATTCGATTTGGAAACTGTAGCCAAAAGTTTAGGGATTACACAATTTAAAAATGGAAAGGAATATGTCAAATGGGAGAGGGTTAACAAGTATTTGTCGAAATACCTTTCCCCACAAGTGGGGAATTTTTCCCAGCCACTTGGGAAAGGCGATTTCATACCAGAAGCAATGGTTTATAAGTTGGCTTTTAAAGCAGGTAATTCAACAGCAGAGAAATTTCAAGATTGGTTAGCGATGGAAGTACTACCAGCCATTCGCAAACATGGTATCTACGCAACAGACAATGTAATTGAACAAACATTAAAAGATCCAGACTACATCATTACAGTGTTGACTGAGTATAAGAAAGAAAAAGAGCAAAACTTACTTTTACAACAGCAAGTGGAAGTTAACAAACCGAAAGTATTATTCGCTGACTCAGTAGCTGGTAGCGACAATTCAATACTCGTTGGAGAACTAGCAAAAATACTTAAACAAAACGATGTGGATATAGGACAAAACAGATTATTCAAGTGGTTAAGAAATAACGGATACCTAATTAAAAAGAGTGGCGAAAGTTATAACTTACCAACCCAAAAGAGTATGGACCTAAAAATCTTAGACATCAAAAAACGAATAATTAATAATCCTGATGGTTCAAGCAAAGTGTCGCGAACACCAAAAGTAACAGGCAAAGGACAACAATACTTTGTTAACAAGTTTTTAGGAGAAAAACAAACATCTTAAAAGGAGGAACTACAAATGGAAGGATTGCAAATAAAAAACATCGAAGCAACAAACCTCGACGAACTCAAAAAGTTGATTGAATCAACCTTAAAAGCTGTCGAGGCGGTTGAAGAAAACTTGGAGAAGATAAATAACTTTGAAATAAAAGTTATTCAAAAATCATCTTGCCAATAAGGATTGAACCTGCATTTTCGATCATATCAGACCAGTTTTCGTATTTGGTATTTTCTCTAACGAAATTGTTGAATGACTCATTATTTTTTAACGAATCAAAATCTTCTTGGGATTGGACATCTACAGGAGAAGATTCAATAAAATCACTAAAACACTTGAATTTTGTATTTTCAATCATGAACGAATCGTTAAAAAGGTCCTCTTGGTTGAACTCAAAATTTGTTTCGTCGAGTTTTTCAGCTTTATCAGCTAAATCACCCAACTTTTTCGAAAGAGAGTTTGAACCTTTAGAAAACTTACCCATACTTATCACCTCCTTAGGTTGATAACAACATTATACACGAAAGGAGCATAAACAAATGAACACACTATATAAAACAACCCTCCTCATCACAATGGCAGTTGCGACTTGGAAGGTTTGGAAGATAATTATAAAAATGGTGTGAAACTATTTAAAATCTTTTCTTTTATTCTTTAAATCAAAAGCATTAGCAAGACACGAAGCAACATAGCATACAGCTATTACTGCAGTTGAAAAGAAGTAATTCACGTAATCATCATTAGCAGTCCTGACAAACATATTAACAGCAACACTTTTAGCAACAGTTAATGAAACATCGTGTACAAACGATGAGGAAGGAGCCAAAACATATTGATTGATAGATTTATAGAATATCTTATCACTTTCTTTGGTATTTACGTCATCTATTGGATGGGCAGAATTGACGGTTTTACCAAGAATAGGGACATCGACAGCATCGACAAAAGACTTTCTCAAATGAGTGCTAACTTTGCGGACTTCATCCTCCGGAAAGCTGTTAGAACTTATGAATTCATCAAGAATTTTTTCAGAAAATAAATTAGTTTTGAACATTGGATGATTCTTAGTTACTCGATGCATATAGGAAGCCCAATCAGATAATTTCGATTGGTTGATTCTAAGATCATTCATAGTATTTACGACTTTAGCGTAAGTTTCAATAGGCAACTTAGACAAGATGGCTTGATTTTTCTTTATTAAATCTAATTGTCGTTGAGTGAGATTTATATTATTCATACTTATCCACCTCCTTTCACTAGGAGATAACTAAATTATACACGAAAGGAATGGTAGAAATGCCACCACACATTCAACAAATGTTATACGAAATCCAGTTAAAAGCTGGTATACCTCAAAAACTGATGGAAATGCAAGGGTTGATAAACGATGAAACAACCAAAGAGGAGAAAAAAGAAAATGAGTGACACATATAAAAGCTACCTATTAGCAGTATTATGCTTCACAGTCTTAGCGATTGTACTCATGCCGTTTCTATACTTCACTACAGCGTGGTCAATTGCAGGATTCGCAAGTATCGCAACATTCATATTCTATAAAGAATACTTTTATGAAGAATAAAAAAACTGCTACTTGTTGGAGCAAGTAACAGTAAGTGTTCATCAAAATATACAACTTAATTAAATCAAAATATACGGAGGTAGTCAACCATGACTAAAAACTATAAAGACATGACTCAGGACGAAATAAAAGACTTATTATCTGAAAAAAGCGGAGAATTGTATGAATTAGCGAAAGAAATTAAGGGAGAAAGTAAATTTGATATTTTACTTTTCTCAGCAATAGGAGTTATCGACGGAGATTATTTAGCAGGTTCAAGTTCTGTGATTGGTCATACTTTCGATCTTGCTTCCTTATTGGATAGCACTAAGAGTTATAAAGACATTGTCAATGTTCTCCAAATGTGTAAATCACAAAAATTTCTCGGTAATGATGACAACAAGGAGGACTAAAACAATGTATTACAAATTTGGTGAGATCAAAAATAAAATTATCAGCTTTAACGGGTTTGAATTTAAAGTGTCCGCGATGAAGAAGCATGACGGTATCAGTATACAAGTTAAGGATATGAATAACATTCCACTTAAGTCATTTCATGTCGTAGATTTAAGCGAACTATATATTGCAATGGATGCAATGCATGACGTTGTAAACGAATGGATTAAAGGAAATACAGATGATTACGACAGACTAATTAACTTAGTCATGAGATGGTAGAGGGGGATTAACTAATGGCTAATCTATATGAGCTATCAGAAGCATTTAAAGAGTTGTCTAATCAAGATGAATTAGACCAAACATTATTAAAAGACACATTAGATTCTATCCAAGCAGAAATGAATGTCAAAGTAGATAACATTGTCAATTGGAGACGTGAAACTTTAGGTGACATAGATGTCATAGATAAAGAAATAAAGCGACTTCAGAATTTAAAGAAACAAAAACAAAATTTAACTGATCGATTAAGAGATTACTTAAAAGACATGTTAGAAGCGCAAGAAGTAGATAGTTACCGTACAGCCACTAATCATATTTACAAGCGCAAAAACGGGGCTAGTAAAAACATCATTGATGAAAAATTGATCCCAAATGATTACTGGCTATCACAAGCGCCGAAACTTAATTCTAAGCAACTAATTGATGACTTGAAAGCAGGGAAAGATATTCCGGGCGCTGAATTAAAAGTAACAGAAAGTTTGGTGATTAAGTGATGAATAAATCAGAAACAGTTGTAGAAATAAATAAAGCTATGGTTGCGTTTCGCAAGGAAGTGAAACAACCGCTCAAGGATAAAAATAATCCATTTTTCAAATCTAAATATGTACCACTTGAGAACGTTGTAGAAGCCATTGACGAGGCGGCAACACCTCATGGACTGTCTTATACTCAATGGGCTTTGAACGATGTAGACGGGCGCGTAGGAGTCGCTACAATGCTTATGCATGAAAGCGGTGAATATATCGAGTATGATCCTGTATTTATGAATGCAGAAAAGAATACGCCACAAGGAGCAGGCTCGTTAATAAGTTATCTTAAACGTTATTCGCTATCTGCGATTTTCGGTATTACTAGTGACCAAGACGATGACGGAAATGAAGCAAGTGGAAAAAATAATAATCCAAAACAGCAAACTAGAACGCAATGGGCAAGTAGCGAAACTATAAGTGTTTTAAGGAAAGAAGTTATAAATTTCACTAACTTGATTAAGGGCACAGATAAAGAAGCGCCGCAAAATATAGTAGAACAAAAATTTGACATAAACAACTATAAATTAACAGAAAAACAAGCAGCAGAAGCTATTCAAAAAATACGAAACAACGCAAAAACAATTACTGGAGGAAAACAATAATGTTAAACAGAACAGTATTAGTAGGACGATTAACAAAAGACCCAGAATTAAGAAGCACGCCAAATGGCGTAAATGTAGGGACATTCACATTAGCGGTAAACAGAACATTTACGAATGCTCAAGGCGAGCGTGAAGCAGACTTTATAAACGTAGTAGTGTTCAAAAAACAAGCTGAAAACGTTAAAAACTACCTTTCTAAAGGATCGTTGGCAGGTGTAGACGGACGACTACAAACACGTAACTACGAAAATAAAGACGGGCAACGTGTATTTGTGACAGAAGTAGTAGCGGACAGTGTTCAATTCTTAGAACCGAAGAATAACAATCAACAACAAAACAACAATTATCAACAACAAGGACAAACTCAAACTGGTAATAATCCGTTTGACAATACTGAAGAAGATTTTTCAGACCTCCCGTTCTGATTGGAATGATTAGATGCCAATAATTACTAGTTATATCACTCAAGATGACGGCACAACAACTGTTGTCATCTCGGGTGTCGAGTTAGGCAATAAAGAAACATTACTACTTGATAATGGGTTTGATGTAGAAGTCGATGTAAGTGTCATAGATCCGTTTCAAATTACCGGCAAGCAACGGCGTAAGATATTTGCGCTTGTCAAAGACATAGAAGAACATACAGGTCAACCAATGGACTATATGAGACATATGTTCATCGAGTTTGTAAGAACGTACTACGGTTATGATGAACGCATTTCGCTAAGTAATTGCACAAGAACACAAGCAAGCCAAATCATCGAAATAACGCTTGACTGGATATTTCACAACGATATATCGCTAAGCTACAAAACAAGCGACTTGCTTAAACAAGACAAAGCGTTCTTGTACTGGGCAACAGTTAACCGAAACTGTGTAATCTGCAGAAAACCTCACGCTGACTTAGCACATTACGAAGCAGTCGGCAGAGGCATGAACAGAAACAAGATGAATCACTATGACAAACATGTATTAGCGCTATGTCGCGACCACCATACCGAGCAACATGCGATAGGTGTTAAGTCGTTTGATGATAAATACCACTTGCATGACTCGTGGCTAAAAGTTGATGAGAGGCTCAATAAAATGCTGAAAGGAGGAGAATAATGGTTAAATCGATATTTTTACAAGATGGAGAAGAAATTTTTGTTGATGATGAAGATTACGAGAGAGTTAATCAATATATTTGGACAAAATCTTATGTAGATAACGTTAGAAGAATTCACACAAAGACACTCAACGTTAGCTTAAGTGGATTTGTATTAGAAAATGGTTTTCAAAAAATAAAAAATAATTATTTTACCAAAAACAACATCACTTCAATTGGTTATCAACAACGATGGGCAAGGCCTACAAGAAATACTTCGAGTATCTATAAAGGTGTTTATTTAAATCGAAAAACAAAAAAATGGTCTGCTGTAATAAAAATTGATAGCAAATCTAAATATTTAGGTAGTTTTGTTAATGAATGGGAGGCAGCTAAAGCATACAACAGCGCAGTAGATAAATATTGGGACGGACAAGGTTATAAGAATCATAAAAATCAAAATGACTCTATATTTGAATGTGAATACAAAACTTACAAAGACCAAAAACGTCGTAGAAGAGGAAAAAGTAAGTACAAAGGAGTCTATTTAACTCAAAGTGGTTATGTAGCGCAAATAACTTATAAAAGAAAGACATATCATATTGGATGGTCAAAAAACATTTATGAGACTGCTCTCATGTTTAATAAAATTAATTTTTATTTACATGGTTCAGACGCAATCCTTAATGACGTACCTATGACAGATGAACTTAAAGAATTCATATCTAACTGGGAAGTACCGGACAAAATAAAAGCACTGAAAGAAGGTGCTGAGAATGACTGATCAACCAAGTTACTACTCAATAATTACGGCAAATGTCAGATACGATAATCGACTTACTGACAGTGAAAAACTACTTTTTGCAGAAATAACGTCTTTAAGCAACAAATACGGATACTGCACAGCGAGTAATGGTTACTTTTCCAAATTGTATGAAGTAACGAAAAGGACTATATCAGCTAGGATAAACAACTTAAAAGAAAATGGTTATTTAAAAATTGAGCTTGATTATAAAGGGAGTGAAGTTAAACAAAGAAGGTTATACCCCATGACGCAATCTTCTATACCTATAGAAAATAATTTCTATAGGGGTGTAGAAAATAATTTCCATACCCCTATAGAAAGAAACTTCCAAGAGAATAATACAAGTATTAATATTACAAGATTAAATAATACAAGTATTAATAATAATAGCGCAACTGACGTTACGCATGAGCAATTTGAGGAATGGTGGAAACTTTACAACAAGAAAAAAGATAAGAAGATGTCTTTCACTAAATTCAAATCATGCTTAAAGAAACATACTTTTGAGCAAATCATGCAAGGTACTCGAGAATATTTAAAAACTATTACAGACAAACAATATCAAAAATACCCTAAAACGTTTTTAACTAACGAAAGCTATATGAATGATTATAGCGAAGAGATTAAAGAAGAAGTAAACAATCAATATGTAGATGCATTCCAGCGTGCATCGCAATCAAGTATTGAAAATTTACCGTTTTAAAGGAGTGAGAAAGTGGAGCCATTCCAGAACTTAGCAAAGAAACCAACTTTAAAAAAACAAATCATTGAACAAGCGTTTGATTTGAAATGTGAGAACTGTGGACGTAAGTACGACTATTACAAATTTGATGACGGCTCAGAATTCAAACATGGTTGTGACTGCGAAATGATAGAGTACGCCAAACAATCAACTGAAAACTATCACAAGAGAAATAGACGGAGAAAAGCAGAACGCATATTCAAGCAATCGATAATGAACGAAGATCTAACGAAAGCAACGTTTGATAATTACAATCCAACTAATAGCCAACTAGAGTATGCAAAAAACTTATGTGAACGTTACGCAAATAATTTCACGTTAGATAATAAACAATCGCTACTAATCCAAGGCTCATTTGGTACAGGTAAATCACACTTATCAATGAGCATTGTTAAATCAGTTAAAGCTAAAGGCTACACAGTGCTATATATGAACGTTCCTCAATTGATATCAACGATAAAAAATACTTATAACAACCAAACTGCTATGACTGAACAGGAACTAGCTCAAATTATAAGTGATGTCGATTTAATGGTATTCGATGACTACGGTATCAACATGAACGAATTCGCTACTAGTAAGATGTTCGAGCTTATCGAAAGTAGAATAGGCAAACACAACATTTTTACTACCAACTTGGACGAAAAAGAAATGACAAAAAACAAAGACTTACAACGTATATTCAGTAGAATCATGAGCAACACAACACTAATCAAGATGGACGGTCAAGATTACAGGACTAGAGGTTTAAAACTATGATTACCAAAGAATTTTTAAAAACTAAACTTGAGTGTTCAGATATGTACGCTCAGAAAATCATAGACGAGGCACAGGGTGATGAAAATAAGTTATATAACCTATTTATCCAAAAACTTGCAGAACGTCATACACGCCCCGCTATCGTCGAATATTAAGGAGTGTTAAAAATGCCGAAAGAAAAATATTACTTATACCGAGAAGATGGCACAGAAGATATTAAGGTCATCAAGTATAAAGATAACGTAAGTGAGGTTTATTCGCTCACAGGAGCCCATTTCAGCGACGAAAAGAAAATTATGACTGATAGTGACCTAAAACGATTCAAAGGCGCTCACGGGCTTCTATATGAGCAAGAGCTAGGTTTACAAGCAACGATATTTGATATTTAGAGGTGGCAAATGGAAATAGAAATTAAATTTAACGAAACATTTGAGGCACCTATGGGCTCGCCTCGTCCACGCTTTCGTAATACAGGTAGATTTGTTCAAACTTACATGCCTACGTCTTATACAAAGCATAAAGCGTATATACAAGGGCAAATGCCTAAGTTGAATCTAGAACGCGCACTAAAAATCGAATTAGACTTTTACTTTCCATTGCTTAAATCGTGGTCGAAGAAAAAGAAAAGCGAAATGGTTGGGCAGTATAAAGTGACTAAGCCGGATATCGATAACTTAATTAAAACGGTATTAGATGCTTGTAATGGTCATGTATGGAAAGACGATAACCAAATTACAGAAATAACTAGCTCAAAGCGTTATGGACTAGAACCAAAAATAATCATGCGAGTTGAGGAAGTGATCTAATGCAACAACAAGCATATATAAATGCAACGATTGATATAAGGGTACTTACGGAAGTTGAATATCAGCATTTTGATGATGTGGATAACGAAAAAGAAGCGCTGGCAGATTACTTATATAACAATCCGAACGAAATACTAGAGTATGACAATTTAAAAATTAGAAATGTAAATGTAGAGGTGGAATAAATGGGCAGTGTTGTAATTATTAATAATAAACCATATAAATTTAACAATTTTGAAAAAGAACTAATGGCAAAGCGTGGGATAAACGCTGGAATTGTTTCTAAACGTGTTAGAGGTTGTTGGGAGTTTTCAGAAGCTTTAGACGCGCCTTATGGCATGCACCTAAAAGAATATAGAGAAATGAAACAGATGGAAAAGATTAAACAAGCGAGACTCGAACGCGAATTGGAAAGAGAGCGAAAGAAAGAGGCTGAGCTAAGAAAGAAGAAGCCACACTTGTTTAATGTACCTCAGAAACATCCAAGAGGACGTTATGCGTGCTACCTGATGGAAAACGACATATTCGTGAAAGTTAAGAAGTAGATCATGGCAGATAACATGTGTAAAGAATACTTAAACCAATTTTTCGGCTCTAAGAGATATCTGTATCAGGATAACGAACGAGTGGCACATATCCATGTGGTAAATGACACTTATTACTTTCATGGGCATATCGTACCAGGTTGGCAA